TTAAGCAAAGTTAATTCTGCTACATCTAGTCTGAGCAAAGAGCTAAGGCGGGGTTAACTCTTTGTTGAAATTAGATCCAAAGAATACCGAATTATTAGAACAAAAACAAAAGTTATTAAATGATGCAATAGAACAAACAGAAAATAAATTAACAAGTTTAAAAAAATTAAAAGAAGAAGCAGATAAGAAGATGGCAGAAGGAACTGAAATCAATGAAGAAAATTATAGGGCTTTACAAAGAGAAATTGCAAATACTCAAAACAAATTAATGAATTTAAAAACAGAAAATTCTGGTTGGAATAAAGCAGGAAATTATTTAACAAACCTAGGTACAGAATTAGACTCAATAGCAGGTAAGATAGATTCGATAGGAAATAAACTAACAGTAGGGGTAACAGTTCCAGTAATTGCAGGATTTACTGCTATGACAAAATCTGCAATAGAAACAGAAACTGCAATGCAACAGGTAGATAGAATATACGGAAAAGCAGCAGAAAGTATAAAAGAGTTCGCAGAAAATAAAGCTATTGACTACAATATGTCTGCTAGTGAAGCATATAAGTATTCACAAATTTACGGAAATCTAATTCAATCAATAACAAATGACCAGAAAGAAAATGCAGAGCAGACACAAAAATTATTAAAAGCATCATCAGTAATAGCGTCAGCAACTGGTAGAGATATGTCTGATGTTATGGACAGAATTAGGTCAGGATTACTTGGTAACACAGAGGCCATAGAAGATTTAGGTGTAAATGTTAATGTCGCATTATTACAAACAACGGATGCTTTCAAAAAGATAGCTAAAAATAGAAGTTGGAAACAGCTAACTTTCCAAGAGCAACAACAAATAAGATTAATGGGTATCTTGGAACAAACTGCAAAGAAATATGGAAATGAAGTAAATAAAAACACATCATCTAGCATACAACAATTAACTGCAAAAACTAAAAATTTAACAAGTAGCTTGGGAGAAAAACTACTACCAACTGCAAATAAGTTATTAGAAGAAGCAAATAAATTGGTCGATAAGTTTGGAGATTTAAGTGATAGCGAACAAGAAAATATTATAAAAATAGGACTAATGGTTGCAGCTGCTGGACCTCTTTTGAAAGTAGGTTCAACATTGATAAGTACAATAGGTAGCGTATCAACTGGAATGGGAACAATGGCACAAGCGATAGGTGTAGCCACAGGAAAAATGACATCGTCAAAAGATTCAGTAAATAACCTAGCAGGTGTATTACAAGCAACATTTAGTCCAACAGGTTTAGCAGTAATAGGTATAACTGCTGCAGTAGGAATAATAGTGGCCGCAATGGCAGAAATGGAACGAGAACTTAATTCGAAATTTTCTGCAATGGGAGAATCGGCAGCAAGTTTTTATACAGGAATACAAAATGCAGAAGGGTATTTAAGTAGTTTTAATTCAACAATGTTTGCAACTACAAAAGAGCAACAAAACTTACAAACACAGATGGATGAGATACAAAAAGGAATAACAAAGATTTGTAAGACTGCATCTGATGAACGTAGAGATTATACACAAAAAGAAATAAAACAACTAGATAAATACTTTGAACAATTAAGAGAATTGAAAAACAGGGAAATAGAAATACAACAAAAGATAGCAGGTGCAATAACTCAACAAGCAACAACAACTGCAGAAGCATTTCAAGGTAGTCTTGAAGAATATAAAATACAATCACAAGAATGGATAGCAACTGCAGAACAACAAGCAGAAAAAACAAAAGCATTAATAGAAGAAGGAACAATAGAAGAAATAGCATTATTAAACCAGAGATATGGAACAAAAGCTACAATGGAGAATGAAGCATATGCTAAAGAATATGACAAGATAATGAAAAACAAACAAGAAAGAATAGATTTAGCAAATGAAGAAGTAGCAAAAATAATGTCTATATATGCAGAAAACTATTCTAAAAGAGCAGATCAAGATGGAGATTTTTATGAGCATATAAAACACTATAACTGGCAACAGGAACAAGAAGAACAAAGACATAATAACACAATAGAAGATTTAAAAAACAATATGTTTCTAACTACGCATAATAAAAATATGTCTATTGACCAAGAAAATTATAGGCATGAACAAGAACAAAAGAAAATATGGAAACAGATGTATAAAAATATGTCAGAAAGCGAAGCGGAACAACTAGGTGTATGGTTGGCAATGCTTTCACAAACAGAAATGTATGGTGGAGAAATATCAGAAGAAAATCAATTGTTAGTAGATAACATATTAGAATCATATGATGCAATGCCTAAAAAAACACAGGAAGCAATGAAGAATGCAATGTCTCCAATGTTAGAAGAAATGAAAAATTCAGAGCCAACATTATGGTCAAAAGCATCAAGTATTGCAGATGGAATAATATCAAGATTAAAAAAATCATTTGATATTCACTCACCATCAAGAGAAACAAGAGATATATTCCAAAATGTGATGAAAGGTGCTGAATTAGGTCTAGAAGATGAAGAAAGAACTCTAAATAAACAGATAGATGAAATAGCAAATAAAATGAGAACTAGATTTGAAAATATAAATCCAAATATGGGAGAACTAAAACAATCAATCATAGATCAAACAAAGACAATATTTACAACACCAACATTGAACATTTATGCACAAGATGAATTAACACCAACAAAGATAAATACTATCATAGACACGGTAAACAGAAGGCTAGGTAGTAGGTATTAAAGGAGAACAAGATGGTAAGAGAATTTTATATAGAAAATGAAACAGGGCAACGATTTTCTATGATGGATATAGAAAGTGGTTGCTTTTTGAGTTCTCCAAGTGGTCTTGGATATTCTTATGATATAGAATACGCACAAATAGGCGATAACTTTATACAAAACATAAGAAAGCTAACACAAGGTCAAATATCAGGAGAACTTATATTCAAAAGATACGAAAAGTATAAAGAGTTTGTGGATTTTATAGAATCTGCAATTAATTTGAAATTTGTATATAAGATACCTTTGAATAAAGGAACAATTGAATATTTTAAAGATATAGATATTTCATCAGTAGAAAAAAGCGAAATAGGAACAGATGGGGTATTAAGAGTACCAGTAATATTCAATTGCAAATCATTATGGTACGAAGCAAAAGAAGTGGTTTATACGATAGATTCTATCGATAACGAAGTAAGATGGAATTTTGACTGGGATTCTATCTTCACAGCATACGATAACAGAAACATTATATTTGAGAATAAAGGACACGCAGCTGCACCATTTAAATTAGAACTAAATGGAGAAGTAAGCGGACCAGTTATAACAATACTAGAAGATGATATAGAAGTAAACAAATTAAGTTTGGATGGACTAGTGGTTTTGGAAGGAGAAACTTTTGTATATAACACAAAAGAAACAGAACAAGAAATAACCAAAGTATCTAGTACAGGAAAAACTAATTTGTTTAATTTTTTGAATCCAAACTTTGTGAATTTCTTCAAATTAAGAAAAGGAGCTTCAACGATTAGGCTAGAAGCAGATGGAGAAATAACAAGTGGAAAAATAACAATATATGTACAATACAAAGCAGTATAAGGAGGAAGAAATGTTAAAAGGACACATATTCAACTTGCAAACGTTTACATCAGAAGCGTTTGCTCTTTTTATAGATAAATTCCTAAATGGAAGAAATGGAGTAGCAAGAGGGTGTGCATTATCAAACACACAAACATCAGTAACAATAGGAGATGGATACTTTGTAGTAAAGGGAAGATTTTTGCAAATAATATCAGGCGTAACATTAACAGACATTACTAATAACGGATTTTATAGTTTAATTTGTGAAATTGATTTATCACTAACAAATACGGTAGATGAATTAAACCAGGCACAAATAAAAGCAATATATGAAACCAATAATTATCCAACACTTTCACAGCAAGATATAACAAGTGGAGGACAAAAATATCAATACGAATTTGCAAGATTTAAAGTAGAAAATGGAATTATAACAGGATTTACAGATAGAAGAACATTTGTGGATTTTCAAAGTGTATATGATCAAATAGAAAGTGAAGCTCAATTAGTATTAGCAGAAATACAAAATGCATTAGAAAATGTAATAGATGGAAGCTTGTTTGTAAAGAAAGTGGACTTGCCTACAGAGTTTGATAATAGATTACAATACTATGTCCAAAAAACAGAAGTAGGAACAATATCAAAGAAAAATTATAGTACAGGAACAAGTGCTCCTAGTGGTGGTTCTGATGGAGATATTTATGATCAATATTTTTAAAAACTAGGAGGAAAAAACAATGGCATACACATATGGAACAGTAAACAATTGTAAAGTAAGAAA